CTGTAGCGAGTAAAATTATGACAGCAAGCAAACAAGCTAAAGAGTTAGGATTAAAATCACTAACTCAAGTTAGCGAGTTAACAGGGCAGAGATTACAGACTTTAACTAACTGGTTTAACAATAAGCCAGAGTTGTTTGAAGTGGGTTTGCTTGGCTGTGCCGCTAAGCTTGGTTTAGCAAACTAACCTTTAGGCTAACGTTGCCACGAAATAACGGAGAAAAATATAATGACAACAAATTACAAAGCTTGTTTAGAACGCATGACAAAACAACCGACTGTAAACAATCCGCTTGAGCCAGTTGTTAGTTTATGTTTTACACGAATCACTGAAACAGGAAAAAGTGCCATCCGTTTTAACTATATGTTACTACCATACATATGGATAAGGGTTCCGCGATTTCTGGCAAAAATAGCAAGTAATTCTGATTTATTTATAGACACAAGATTAGCGCGTAAAACAAACTAACCTTTATTATTAAGCGTATTACGCGGCATACGCAAAGAAAGATAAAACTACATAACCTTTTAATTCAGAGGAAAATACGCTTTAAGCGCAGCGAGTATTTTTCCTTTGTAATTTGTTGTTATATTTGCCTTTGGCACTAAATTTTATGGGTGATATATGAAAATAGACAGATGGAAACACTATAAAAAAATGTGCATTAAGTATGGGTTTATTTATTGGCATATTTTGATTATTTTAAGCCCATTAATATTCGCAGGATTAGCAATAGCTAATATATTGATGTTTATTGGCTGGTTTGGCAAAAAGCTAGATAACGCGATTAAGGCAATATAACACTGTAAATAAGCGGAATTAATCCGTATTTCTAACAAAATACGGATTAATTATAATCCTGAAATGTAAGTGTAATTTAGGAATTAACTATAGAATATGAAATTGTAAGTATTAGAGGAAAATATTTAGAGTTGTTTTTAAAGATAAAACAAGAACTACGCTATTAACACAAGAAGATGCAGAGTATGTGTTAATGCAACAAAATAAACGTGGTGTTACCGCAGCAGTTAAAAAGGCTCTAGCACGATAACCTTCATTAAATAAATTAGGAGATAAAATGGCATTTTATAAAAAGAAATATCTACAAGAAATGACACCTTGGGTAGAGGGGTTATTAACATGTTCAATTAGTATATCTGAATCAGATAAGAAAAATGGTAGTCCTAGAGTGGGCGATATGATTGCTATAAATGATAAAGACTCATCTGATATGTGGTTAGTTGCAGAAAAGTTTTTCAAAGATAATTACGAATGGTTTAGTGATTAGATAAAATGACTTATTTAGGAAATTTAGCAAATACTAGGATACAGTTTAATAATTCACGGTTAAACAGAGAAGATTCGACAGCTTATAATAATAGAAAAGCAAAAGGAGCTAAACGCTACGACCCCCGAGGGAACGTAGTTAGACGTTTACGAGCGCTTGAGCGTAAAAACTGGTGTGATAGCCTCAAATGTTATTTATAACCATTTATTAAATTGAAGGAAAACTAACATGAAAGTTTATATATTAAAACACCACGTAGATTATGAAGGATTTACTATAGAGGGCGTTTATCAAGATGCGGAAACCGTTAATAAACTAGTAGACGAACATAATGCTAACCAAAGAAAACACAGCATGTGTTGGGCGAGTTGTTCAGTACACAAAGTAATTAGCCAGTATACAGGAGAACTAAAATGAAACATTTACAACAAGAATTAGAACAGTTAATACATGCAAAAGCACAGCAGTTAATTAATGATGAAGATACATACAAGTATATGTATGAACATTTAGAGTATTCTTTATTAGATCTGATAGAAGATGCTAAATACTTGAAGGAAGATATGGAAAAACATAATCTAACTGTATCAGCTATTGAATCAGAAGGGTATCTACGGTTTGCTCTAAGTGTAGAAAGTTTACTTAAAGAAGTAAAACAAGAACAACATGAACAATTATGTTAGAGAAAACCAAAAGACTAAATGATTATTGGTCTATACTACAATTAGTAAAGAAGTTGAAACAACAAGATAGGCAAAATAGCAGACTGGTTAGTAAACTTTACTAACGTTAAAGGAGAAATTATGAAACCACAATATTTAAAGTACAACACACACAGGTGATATATATATATATATGATGAAAACGGTGTTCTAGTAACTACACAATTCGGGGTTTACCCTATTGTCATTGAAAATAAAATAGTCATTGAGGATATAATTAAACTCAAAAAACTGTGGATTTTCAGCAGATGATATTATAGAAATTAAGAAAGCAGGAGTAATAGAATAATGTTTTATTTAAGTTGTCATAAAAGAGGAAATAATATTTTACTTAGGTATATAAATAATAACAAAGAAATTAGAACTAAGTTGAAATATAAACCATCATTATATATTAAAACAGTAAACACAGTTAAAAACACAGTTAAAAGCATATCTAAATACACATCTTTACATGGTGATAAACTTAAAAGAATACAGTTCGACACAATTAAAGACGCAAATAAAGCAATATTTGAAGCTAAAGATACCGGCATTGATTATTATGGAAATAGAAATTTTAACTTAACTTTTTTGCATGAGCAATTTAAGAATAACGAATATAACCCTAAATTAATAAGAACATTTATTATAGATATTGAATGTCCTAGTGATAAGGGGTTTCCTGATCCTATGTTAGCAGAATGGCAGGTTGATTGTTTAACAATATATGACAATATAACAGATTGTTATTATTTATTTAGTTTATATGATTTCGATAAAAACTCAGATCTTCTTAGTAAATACAACATACAAAATATTAAACACGTAAAATTCAAAAATGAAACCCAGTTATTAAAAGGTTTATTAGGGTTTTGGCAATCTAATTTCCCAGTTAATGTATCTGGATGGAATTCAAGCGGATTTGATTTTCCTTATTTGTTTAACCGATTAACACGTCTTGGTTTAGATCCTAAAAAATTATCACCGTGGAATGTATGCGAGATCAAAACTAAAATCAATACTTTTAATAAAGAATATCAACAAGTGTATATTTTAGGTGTAAATGATCTAGATTATATTAATTTATATAAGAAAAATAGATTTAAGCCTAGAGAGAGTTATAAATTAGGATTTATAGGGGGCGTTGAACAAGTATCGGAAAAAGTAGATTACAGCTCAGTTGCTTCTAACCTAAAAACTTTAAACAAAAAAGATCCAAATTTGTATCAAATTTATAATATTATTGATGTATATATTGTTAAAGGTTTAGATGATAAATTAGGATTCTTTGATGTTACTTTCAGTTTAGGATATTTAGCTGGAATAAATTTCAGTGAAGTGTCCAGTCCAGTAGGATTATGGGAAAATATTATTTATAAAAATACTATAGATGATAATATTATCACACCGCCAAAAAAAGATCAGCAGCAGCAAAGTTTTGCTGGTGGATTTGTATTAGATCCAAAAATAGGTAAACATAAATGGCTTATGTCGAGTGATTTAAATTCTCTCTATCCACATCTGATTATGCAATATAATATAAGTCCTGAGAAAATTACTACATTAAAATTAGATATAAATATAGACAAAATGATAGCTAACGAGGATATATCAATACCTAATAACTTATGTGTGACTCCAAATGGTTGTACCTTCAAAACTGATAGTCAGGGATTATTACCTAGATTGATGGAAAAATTGTATAATGAAAGGAAAAAGATAAAAAAGGAAATGCTGACGCATCATCAAAAAGCTATATCAATTAAAGATAATATCATAACAAGTAAATCTCAAAAAGAATATGATCATGAGATGCAGCAATATAGAATAAAAGACGGGAATCAATTGTGTCGTAAATTAGCACTTAATTCTGCTTATGGTGCATTAGCTAATGTACATTTTTCTTTATTTGATATTCGATTAGCAGAATCAATAACAACAAGTGGACAGCTATCAATTAAATGGATAAATAATAAATTGAATACATATTTCAATGAACTATTATGCACTGATAATGTTAGATATATTTATGCAACTGATACAGATTCGACTATGTTTTCTATGGAAAGGTTTGTAGAGTTGAATTGTAAAAATATGGAAACTATGGAAATAGTGGAATACCTTGATCGGTGGTGCAAATCTAAGTTAGAGCCTTTGTTTGATAAATGGTATCAAGAATTAGCGAATTATACCAAAGCATTTCAGCAAAAAATGGTTATGGCTAGAGAAATGATTGCTAGTGATGTATTCTTTGTTGCAAAGAAAAGATATGCAGCTAATGTACTAGATATGGAGGGGGTTAGATATACAATTAAAGAACCGTATTTAAAAATAATGGGATTAGATTTAGTTAAATCATCAACTCCAGAAGTGTGTAGAAATGCCATGACAGAAACTGTAAAAATAATTCTAACCAAGAATGAGTTAGAATTGCAAAATTATATAAAAGATTTTCATAAAGAATACAACACTTTTAGTGTACATCAAATAGCAGCTCCAAAGGGAGTAAATAAACTAGAGGAAAGTTATTGTAGACCGGACGGATCATTTAGGCACGATGTTACTGTACCATTTAACTCCAGAGCAGCAATAAACTATAACAATGAACTTAAAAAATTATCACTGACTGATTATGAAGTTATTAACAATGGCGATAAAATGCGATATATTTATCTTGAAGAACCTAACAGATTAAATCAAAATGTTATAGGGTTTGTTGATGTGTTCCCAAAAGAGTTCAAATTAGATAATAAAGTAGATTATGATACAATGTATTATAAAACATTTATTAAGCCTATAACTGGCATTACAGACGTTATAGGATGGGATATAGAACCAAAACCAACTCTTGATCCATTATTTATTTAATATTTAGTATTAAAATAGTGTTGACATTTATTAATATAATATTTAATATATAAATGTTGAAATAATTAACGAGAACATTATGAAAGTTAAATTAAATGGTAGATTAGTATACAGAGAATTCATTGATGTTGATGTTGCTTTCAAAACTATGAAAAATTTTCTTAACCAAGGAGAATATTTCACTATAACTTTACAGAAATATAAATATTATGTTATTCTGGATAGAACAAATAATTTATCAGATGGTGATGGTTTTGTTAAATTTAAAGAGGCGGTATGATCACAGGTGTATCAGGATTACAAGCGTTTAAATGTTATATTGCAGTAAAGAGCCATTTTAATTCAAAAAATTATAACTTGTTTAAAAAGGGAATAAGAATTAGAGGAACTAAACTACAATTGGATGAAAGATATGATTGTAAGTTCTTTTATGCACTTGCTGAAAAATATTACGAAGGTGATTTAATTGTGTATTATATGGCTAATATGATGCAAGGAAATAATCATCCAAGTACAATGACTTATTGTTGTTATGCTGATCATAAAGCACAGATGAAAAATTTGTGTTATAATTTTGAACAAGATTTAAAGAAAATGCAGGGATTAGGACATGGAATAAAAGCTTTATTTGGCACAAAATCAGATGCTTTACCGATAGTATTGCAATTATTAAACGGAGGGCATATAGCATTAAATACTGTATGTGCGATCAATAGAATAACATCAGGAGGAATTATTGAAAAATTCGACAAAGAAATAACAGACACATTTTTATACCCAAAAATTAGGCTAAAAATAGTAAAATATCAAGATTTTATGAGAGCCAACTTCCCTAAACTACAACAAATATTATCTAAATATTTAGATAAATAAGGAAAATATATGTCATTCGCTGATATTAAAAAAAACAAAGTAAACAACGCTGCAATGAAAACAAAAATTCAAGATGATGGTAGTTCTACGCGTGATCCTAGACAATGGAAACATAGATATAGCACTGATAGCGGTATAGGTACATCATTGATCCGTTTCTTACCACGATATGATGCAGATGGACAACCTACAGTACCGTGGGTTGCTTGGACTGAATTTAGTTTCAAAAACGGCAGTAATAGTTACTGGAACAGAAATTTATCTAGTATTAATAAGCCTGATCCAGTATCAGAATTAAATAAAGCACATTGGGCTAAAATTCCTGATGCTGAACGTAAAAATGGTGCTGAAGCTGCAATGGCACGTAAACGTAAAGTTCAGAAAAAATACATCACTAATATCGTAGTATTAGATGATAAAGCAAACCCAGAAAATAATGGTAAAGTGATGTTATATCAATTTGGTCCAGCAATTCTTAAAAAATTAGAAGCAGCATGGTTTCCTAAATTTGAAGATCAGAAACCATTAGAATTTTTTGATTGGGATCAAGGGGCAAATTTTAGAATAAGATCAGAAAATGGTGATTTTAGCCTTAGTTATGATAGCTCTGAATTTGAACAAGTATCACCGTTAGCTGGTGGTAGACAAGAAGTGCAAGAGAAATTATATAATTCTATGTATGATTTAGCAGAATTTGAATCAGAATCAAATTACAAATCGTATGATGAATTAAAGGCAGAAATGATCAAGGTGTTGGGCGGTCGATATGTCGCTAAAATCATGGATGAAGAATTCAATCCTGAAGTTGCTGCTAAAGCCGGTGCTAATCCTTTTGAGAAAGAAAAACAATCAGAACCACAATCAGAACCACAAACAGATACAGACGTGCTTGCAAATATTACTAATACAGAACCAGAATTAGATACAGACGTGTTTGCAAATATTACTAATACAGAACCAGAATCACAACTAAGCATTGAAGAAGATCCTTTTGCTAATCAATCTGTTCCGGATACAGACGTGTTTTCTAGCATTGACCTAAGTGATTAACCTACCTAATTTAATAGGGCGCAATGCCCTATAAGGATTCTAATGATACCAAAAGAAATTAAAGAATTATATGATGATATTAATAAATTAGATATTATAGATTTTAATGATTTTAATGATATAGCTAAAGATGTAGATTTCTATGTATTCAGTGATGAAATTACATCATGTATTGATACTTATAATATTGAAAGAATTTCTATTTTATTAAATGCACTAAGATATTACAAGGGGGATGTATGAGAACAAGAACACAATTGGAATACCGATACAAATTAAGTAAATTAGGTAAATGTTTACATTATTTAAAAATAATTGTTGGATATTATGATGTAACAAAATCTGAGTATAACATACATCTAAATCCGTGGAACCCGTTAAGTTATATATTTAGTATAATTGTTATATTTTTTGCGGCTGTTGATATAATTATATCTCCACTAGATAAAAGAGATGTCATCATGGGTTTTGTTTCTCTTTGGACTAAAGGAAATCTCATTATAACATATAAGGATTTAGATCCAGCATGAGCTTATTAATTTCGTCCGATCTACACTTAGGACACCGTAATATCTGTAAGTACAGAACAAATTTTAGTTCTCCAGAGGAACATCATAACATAATATTTGATAATTTAGCATCAAATGTAAATAAACGCGATTCTTTGATATTATTAGGAGATATAGCATTTAGTAAAGAGTGGTTGCAAAAAATCAAATCTATAAGATGTACAAAAAAATTATTGATATGTGGGAACCATGATTTAGAACATGGAATAAAAATGAGAGATCTAGTGGACGTGTATGATGATGTAAAAGCATTATACAGTTTAAAGGGAGTTTGGTTAAGTCATTGTCCTATACATGAACAAGAGCTTAGAGGACGTTCACATAACATACATGGACATCTACATGACAAATTGGTAATGTTGCGTGGATTCGATCTAATCCATTATTATGACAAAAGATATATCAACGTCTGTGTTGAACACACAGATTATAAACCTGTAGATTTTCATAAATTATTAAAAGAAAGGAGATGTTATGATATTACTTGATGCAAGTGGAACATTTTTTGCCGCTTTACATGCAGATTTAAAAGATAACAAAGAACCTGATTTCTCACAAATTCAGCATATAATTTTAAATATGATCAGATCATATAATGCTAAATTTAGACATAGTTATGGTAATATGGTTATTTGTTTTGATAGTCATTCTTGGAGGCAAGATGTATTTCCTGAATATAAATGGGTAAGAAAAAACGCTAAAGATGACTCTAAATTAGATTGGGGACAGATCATGAAATATTTTACTGATATTCAGAAAGATATTACAAACAACTTTCCTTATCAAACAGTGCAAACACAAGGAGCAGAAGCAGATGATATTATTGGAGTTTTAACTAAAGACATCAAAGAAAAAACTTTAATTATTTCTAACGATAAAGATTTAGTTGCTTGTACTAAAAATTTATCAGTTGATATGTATAGACCTTATGCTAAAAGTATGTTTTCTGTAGACGATTCAATTAGGTTCGAGTTCGAGTTAATTATATCAGGAGATAAAGTTGATGGTGTTCCTAATATTAAATGTAGTGATGATTTTTTTAAGAAACAACAACAGGATAAAGAAAAAGGTATTAAACCTTTGCGCTCGCCAGCTGTAACACAAAAACTAAAAGATGAACTGTGGATCTGTTATAATACAAATGTGTTAAGAGATAAATTGGAAGAATTAGGTTACACTAAAAATTATCTAAGAAATTGGAAACTGATAGGGATCAATAACCAACCGAATATTTTAGTTAACCAAATAAAATCAGAGTTTAACAAAAAACATGGATTGAATTCAGATGGAAAAACATTACAATATTTACAAAAACACAAAATGTATTTGTTAGCGAAATGTTGTTCTGATTTTTATCCATCTAAATTAAAGGATAACCAATGAAATTAATGAAAGGTGATTGTTTAGAATTAATGAAAGAAATACCCTCTGGTAGTGTTGATATGATATTGACTGATCCACCTTATGGCACTACCGCTTGTAAATGGGATTCTATAATACCATTTGAACCTATGTGGGTACAACTAAAACGTATTATTAAACCTAATGGTGCTATTGTAATTTTTGGGGCTGAACCTTTTTCTAGTTTATTACGTGTTAGTAATTTAAAGCAATTTAAGTATGATTGGGTATGGCAAAAAGATAAAGCAACTAACCATCTTAATGCCAAAAGAATGCCAATGAGAAGGAATGAGATTATAAGTGTTTTTTATAAAAAACAATGTTTATATAATCCCCAATTAACTAAAAAATTGCCTAAAAATATTAGACCGCCAACTACAAACAGAAAACAAGCAGACAATTACGGAAGTATGACTGCAGAGTCAGTTAGACAGATACCGGTTGATATGAGTTATCCAAATGAAACACTTTTATTTAGAGGATGCTTTGGGGATAAAGGAAAATCATTACACCCAACACAAAAACCCGTAGCACTAATGGAGTACTTAATTAAAACTTATACAAACGAAAGTGAAACTGTTTTGGATTTTTGTATGGGATCTGGAACAACTGGAGTAGCTTGTAAAAATCTTAA